AAGTTTTTTAAAAAAAAGGAGAGAGAAAAAAAATGCGAAGAGCAAAAGGAAGAAATCAGCTGGTTAAAAAGTTACAAGAAATAAATGAACATATTATAATAGATTTAATAGTTGACAACTTTAATGAACATCTATTAAATAATGCTTTTAAAGTTGATAGAACATTGTCACTGGGATACAGTGACAGAATTATATATATAGCAAAAAATATACTGGCAGGAAATGAGAAATACTTAAATACTTTGATAAACTATAACAATACATATATAATCGAAAACGGATATTATAAACTGACAGAAGAAGAATACAAAGAAAAATGCTTGAACAATGAAGTTAGAAGCTTAACGGATTCAGGAATTAATGCAGAACAGATGATTCTTTATATAATGACAACGGGAAAACTTAAAGAAAAAATGGAATTTTTTAAGGAATTTTATAAAGAGGATCTGAAAAAAGTAGAAAAATACACTAAAGACACTTTAAGTAAAAAACCTGAAATGTTGGAATTACTGCAAGGAACTCAATTTGAAATGGAATTTCAAGAGTTTATAAATAACAACTACAAGGGAATTGAAAAAATAGATTTTGAGGGACTTGCAAACAGATATAGAATCAAATATAATAGTTTTAATGACACTTATACAGTGCCATCAGGGTTTATTGTATTTTTTGAAAATAAATCACTAGAAATATTTAATAAACTCGAAACTTTTAATCTAAACTTTGGATTACTGCACGGCAATCTCAAGCGGATTGATGGATATTTAAAAGACATTGAAAAAATACAAGAGGAATCAAAGAGAACAGCAGAGGAATCAAAAACAATAAAAGCAGAAAATGAAAATCTGAAGAAGATTAATGAATTCCAAAAAGCTAAAATTTTGGCTTATGAGAGCAAAGAACAAGATAAGCTAGTAAAAGAACAGCAAAAAGAAATAAATTACTTATATGGTCAAATAGAGAGCTTAAAAGAAGAAATAAAAAACATAGAGCAGGACGAAAAACTCGAAATAGGGGAAAATATAATAATTGAAGAAATAGAAAAGCAGATTGAAAAAGAAAAAACAGATCTGCAAAATAAAAACATTGTAATACTCGGCGGAAAATGGAACTCTAAAAATAGAGGAGAAGTAGAAAGCTATATTGATTCTAAAAATGCAACTGTGGAATTTATTGGAGCTAACAAGATTTTTAGAAATAGCGAAAAAATAGCAAACAAAGATATAGTTGTTTTTGATACTTCTTTTAATTCTCACGCAGCTTTTTACAAAGTAAAGAGTATTATAGATAATTTATTATATATAAATAAATCAAATCTTGAAGAAATAAAAAAGAGCCTTTAGTGGCTCTTATTTTTAAAACTTCATTTGATATTTTATTTTTTTAATATCGCTATCTTTCAACATTTCTAATTCGTATAAGGTATTTTCAATTTCATTATTTAAAGTTTCAAGTTTTCTGATTTTCCCTTTTTCTGTGACATCATATATTTTCATATTTGTTAAGTCTAATCTATATTTCCCACCGTCTTGAGCTGTCATTACAACGCTTTTTTTATTTATTTTAATTGTCATTTTTCTCACTCCTTTAATTTAAAATAATCTCTAAGTTTTTATTGCTCAAAACATAATTGCAACAGCTGTTAAAAAGCTCTATTGTTTTCATGTCATTTGTCCAACAAGTTAAATAATGTAAGTCATCAATTATTGTTTCATTATTTTCTATTTTTGCATTTTTAAAATTTTCTTGTAAGTCTGTTAAGTAGTCATCTGTTAAAAAGTCTTTACAAATAACTAAAGTATTTTCATCCTTCAATATTTTTTTTATTGTTCTCTTATCTATGTTTTGCCCTATTCCTTTAACTTTTATTTTCATTTTATTTCCTCCTAATTTTTTATAACCTCAAAGCCCCCCGGCTTTTTTACATTGTGATAATACTGTTGTTTTCTAAATCTTTTATCATTCGCACTAGCTTATACTCTAGTGCTTTTAAAATCAAATCAAGTGCATTATCAATTTTGTACTTATTTCTCAAAGCTCCGAACATGAACGGAGTGAGAAATTTTATGTGGTACTCTTCATTTTCAACAAAGTCTTGGATTATACAGTATTCTCCTTGACTTCTGAAGAAAACTTTATAATTTTCTTCAATTATTTTTGCTCCTCTTTTGTGATAATCTATATTTAAAAGATTTTTCATTTCCATCATCTCCTATTTTTATATTGATTTTTTTTTTGGATTTGATAAAATAAATTAAGCATTTTCTGAGTGCTTGGAGCAGTTCGCTTTGGTCGGTGGAGCTGCTCTTTTATTTTATCTGTCCTTCATCTTGACACTATTATATCTCATTATTTTCTAAAAGTAAAGTACTTTTTGAAAATATTTTTGAATTATTTTTCTTCAAACTCTTCAAAGTCAAATTTTTCAATGCTTTGAATATCATAAAAAATTTTTTTTATCAGGTCTACAGTTTTTAAATTATACTTTTTCTTGTAAAACTGCATTATACTAGAAAGCTCATAAAATTCTTTTGGGGTTACTTTACAGCCCAAAAATCTTTCTGTTTTTACTCCACTTCCTTTCTTTCTTCCTGAATTTTCTGCCTTGGGGATTCCTTTTGGTCTCCCCACAGGTCTTTTTTTTTGCATTTTTCCCATCCTTTCTGCTCTATTTTTTTATTAAGTAAATTAATAGAGCTATAAATATAATCACGGCTACTGCTGATATTTTTTCTCTTACTGTAGTTTTTTTAATTTCTAGCAGTAAAGAAAATTTTTTAAAATTGAATTTTTTAGTCATAAATGTTATAATAATGGTATTCAGGAGAGGGATTTTACTCCCTCGGCTGAAGTTTGATTGTAAACTTGAAGATTATGATGTTGACTTGGATAGTAACTTCCGTAATCCTCAAGTTTCTTTTTTTGTAGAACCTGACCATTATTTTTTTCACCTCCTTTCCTTTACACACATAGTATACCCTATTCTTTTCTAAAAGTCAAGTACTTTTTGAAAATATTTTTTGAAAAGTTGTTATAAGTATTGATTTTATTGAATAAAAATGATGAAAATATTTTTTTGTTTGAAATTTTTGAAAAAAGATAAAAATGTTGAAAAAGATTAAAAAATGAGGTATAATATATATAAATGTGAAAAAAACAATAAAATAGATTTTGAAAACAAAATGTAAAAATTTTGGTGAGTTGTCTTAAAAAGACAAAAACTCTTTATTTTAAAAGTCCACAGTGGGGACATAGTCGTAGTAATGCGATTGTGTCCCTTTTTTTTATTTTCATCATATTTAATCATATTTTAATTTCAAAAGAGAGAGTTTAAAAAATGACAAGAAACGGTTGAGGTTGGAGGGAAAGCAAAAACATTTAAGAATATCTAAAAAAGGGGGAGGGGTATTTGAAGATGTATGGATAATCAGAGAGAAAAGATAAGAGCAGAATATGAGAGCGGAGCAGGGGCGAAGGAACTCGCAGAGAAATATAATATAAAAGATAGCACTATCAGAGTTTGGGCAAAAAGATATAAGTGGAATAAAAAAAAACAATGTAACGCTATTAAAAAAAAACGTAACAATGTAACGTTACAAAAAAAAGAAACATTACACGTTACAAAAGAAAACGTTACAGAATCTCAAAAAAGAAACATCGTTGAAAAAGTTATCAATGAAGAAGAAAAGAAAATAAGAGTCACACAAAAATATAGCATTTATAAAAAATTAACAGAAAAAGAAAAAGAATTTATAAGAAATTATTTTGCTTGTAAATTAAATGTAAAGCTAGCAACTTTACAAAGTGGTTACAAAGATTACACGACTGGATATATGCTTTTGCGAAAAGAAAAAATAAGAAAAATAATTGACAGAATAAAAAGGACTTTTGCTGATTCAAATCCGCTGCTGATAGATCCGAATTACATTAACGAGGAGCTATTAAAAAATCATTTAATGGCAAACGGAACGCTCAAACAAAAACAAGCGGAAGTTGTCGAAAAGAAAATTAAGAAGCCCGTTGTTGTTGATTTGGACGGTAAAAAAGTCGTGAAATATGAAGAATTTACAGAGGCGGAAATTGTGGAGTATGAGGCAGCAATAACTGATTTGAGGGCTAGCACGCAATCATTACAGTTGTTAGCAAAATTAAAAGGCTTTGACAAACCGCAGGCGGAAGAAAACAAGGAAGAAAAAAATCTCGTTGCATTATTGCAGAGCATAACAGCAGAGGTTGATGCAGATGAATAAACTGAACAAAAAACAGATTAACATTTTAAAAGTTTTTAAAAAGGAACAGCCGAGAATCACTATTTTACACGGTGCAAAGCGTTCGGGGAAAACTTTTTTAAATAATTTGTTGATGTTATCTCATATTTCGCATTTTTATAAGCAAAATCTTAATTTTATTATTGTCGGAGCAACTTCGGGAGCGATTTGGCGGAATGTCTTAAATGACTGGGAAATAATGTTAGAAACTACGTTCAAACTTAGTAAAGACGGAAGTTTTAGGCTATTTGGAAATAACGTCTATATTTTCGGAGGGGAAAAAATAGACAGTTGGAAGAAAATGCGTGGAATGACAAGTCACGGAACGTATATAAATGAGGCAACGGCATTGCATAAAACATTTATAGAGGAAGCATTTTCAAGGACTTCAGGGCAAGGGGCAAAAATATTTATTGACACCAATCCTGATAATCCTAGCCACTTTGTCAAAAAAGATTACATCGACAAAGCAGGAGAACGCTTGGAAAATGGGAAACTAAATATACTTTCAGAACATTTCAGACTTGATGACAATGAATATTTAATAAATAACAGTCCAGAGTATGTGGAAAGCATTAAAAAGACTACTCCAACTGGTGCAACATATGACAGAGATATACTAGGTTTATGGGTGGCACAGGAAGGAATAGTTTTCGGAGAGTTTAACGAAAAAGAAAATGTTATTGAAAGCGTTGAAAATATTAACTTCAAAGAATTTTACTTTGGAATTGACTGGGGTTATGAACATTACGGAGTGCTTGTGATTATTGGAGTTGATTACGATGAAAATTATTATATTGTCGAAGTAATTGCAAAACAGCACAAATATTTTGAGCCGTACTGGAAGCTGAAAATACTCGAGAAATACAGACAATACAGACCTTCAAGGGTATTTTGTGACGGGGCAAGAGTGGAATATGTGAACGGATTAAATGACGCTGGAATATATGCGGAAAATGCGAAAAAGGATGTAAAAGAAGGAATTGACTTAGTAGGCGCTATGTACAAGCGAAATGTATTAAAAATAGTCAGAAGTGCATTTAAGGGCAGATTCGAAGATGAAATTTATAGCTATGTATGGGGAAAGAACGATGAGCCGATTAAGCTTAATGATGACGTCATGGATAGTGTAAGATACGTGCTTTATAGTCTGAAAAAGAATGATGGCGGTATTGCTTATCTTTTTAACAACTAAGGAAAGGGGGAAACTGGATGGATGAGAAACAAAGGAAACGGATTAAAAATTACTATAACAGAACACAGTATGAACCGGCTAATTTTAATGACAATACACCGAATTTATTCGATGAAACAATAGAAATATTTAATCCTGTTAAAGACATTACAAAAGCCCTTATTTCGGCTGCTATCAAAGATTTACAGACAAAAAAGGAAGAACTGCAAAAGGTGTGGGATTTTAATAAAATGCAGGCTTTCAGCAAAAAAATCTGTAAAGAAATGTATTTGCAGGAAGTTGTTTTTGTTGAAGCAATAAGAACTCAAAATGATGAAATAATCTATATTTTACATGAAATAGATAATATAGAACACATTGAACAGTTTGGGGAGCTGATACAGTTCAAAATTGATGGAGAATACTCATATTTTAACGAAAAAGGCGAAGAGCTCACAGTTTCATTTTCTCGTGAATATAAAAAGCTTGAAAATGGAAAAGTGAAAAAAGTTGAAATAATTGATAATCAAGTCTTTGAAGCTCCGTTTATGCTTGACAAGATTCCAGTTGTTAAATTTCGGACTGACTCGAATATCATAGAAGCTTTGAATATTATTGACAAAATCAATGTAATTGAGGCTTATATTCATAATGTTCTAGATATTCACGGTGATCCGATGGTACATGCTGGAGATGTTGGAAAGTTTGCTGACATCAACGGAAATGAACAGGAAAGAAAAAACGCTGAAGCTTTGGAGACTTTCAGATTCAAAAAGAAAAGATTTATTTACACAAAACCTGGGGAAAAAACGGCATTCTTTAAATATATAGAGCTTTCAAAGCCTCTAATTTCAGAAATGCAGACAAACATTGAAAGACTTGAAAAAAGATTGTCAAACTTGTTCCCTGAATTTCTGCTCGTAGACACTAAGACTCAAAACGTTTCGCAAGAGACTTACAGCATGAAAAATAACGGTCTTAGAACTAAAATTCTTTCATTCAGAACTGACTTTTTAAAAGGACTTGTTGACTTAGATAATTCGGCTTTAGAACTGATGGGAAGAATATCAGATGTGACAGAGGATGATTATACCTATTTAGATCCATTTGAAGAGGCGGAAAAGCTTTCAAGATTAACAACAATTGAGAAAATGGCGGATGTAATAGCAAAACTTAAAAACATTGATGAGGAAATGGCACTAAGTGACAAAATAAACGCCTTGACTGCTGAAGTGACAGAAGAACTAGAGGGAATGTATGAGTAAGAAAGTTGAACTCAAGTGGGATTTTAAAACAGAAGAAAAGCTTTTTAAGATATTCAAAAAAATGAATTATTCAAAGCTTAATCGTAAAACGTTAAAAATACCCTTTGATGACATTTTAAAAACTTTTATGAACTTTAGTATCAGTTTAGAAAAAAAGTATCGTAAAACTAAAAATATTGATGTTAAAAAGCATTTAACATTAGCAACAAGACAGCTAAACGAAATAACGGAATGGCAACAGAAAATGAAAGAATTTGTTGCAGAAAACAAAGATAATACAGACTTAAGAAGAAAACTTAAGAATAACGCAAAATTCAGAGCTAGAAACATGAAAGGCAACTATTACAAAGACTTCTTAAAAGAAATAGTTGCAGAAGATTCTGAATATTTCAGATGGAACACAATGGGAGATGAACGTGTAAGACCTGAACATCAGGACAGGGATGAAGAAATTTATAAATATGATGAAGCAGACCTTCTTCCTGGCGAAGACCCTGGTTGTCGTTGTTGGGCAACAGCTTATTTTCCAGATGATTTTGAATAAAAGAAAAGGGAGGAATATATGTATTTAAATTATTTAAGAAGAATTTTAAAAGACAAAGAGCCTGAAGGTGGTGGAACAGGTGGAGAAGGTGGAAAGCCTGATTTAACAGTTGAAGAGTTAAAAAATAAAATAGTTGATCTTGAAAATCAGGGAACAGCTAAAGATGGAGAAAACTCTAAATTAAAAAAAGACCTTGAAACGTTACAGAAAAAGCTCTCTAAACTTGAAAATGAGGGCAAAACAAAAGAACAGCTGGACAAAGAGGAAAAAGAAAAAGTTGAAAGAGAATTGCAGGAAAAGACAAATGAAATTAATTTAATGAAGCTTGAAATAACTAAAGCAAAGCTTGTCACAGAAAATAAGATAAGTGAACATTTCACGGATCTGATAATACTAAATCCTGAAATGACTGAAAATGATTTAAAAGCTGCTATTGAAACAGTAGCAAAGAAACAGGAAGCATTTAAAAATGATTTGTTAAAAGAGTATTCAATAACAAAAACAGCAGAAGGTGTATTTAAAACAGAAAATGGAAAAGATTTTGTTGATAATATGCTTGAAGAAAGAGAAAAAACTGATACAGATTTAACAAAATTCATGTAAAAAAAAGGGGGAAATTAAATGAAAAAAAGAGCAGTAATGCATAGGGAACATTTAAATGTTGTAGTTAGAGGAGCAAAAGCAGATTTTTCGGATCAGTTGATAAAAGAGGGAATGAGTACGTTCTTACCAGCTGGAACACTTTTAAAAAGTAAAAATAGCTATGACTTGAGGGAAAAAAGTGATCTCATGAAACCAATACTTGTTACTGAAAAAGCGGATGGTGTTCTGGTTCATGATGTTGAATTTAAGGACTGGGAAATGGAAAAACCTTTGACAGTAGCTATTGAGGGAATCGTTTATTTAGACAAATTGATTGAAGTTGGAAAAGAACATAAAACACCTTTAACGGTTACAAAAGATAGATTGCCGGCAGGTGTAACATACGTTTATAAAAACAGAAAATAATAAAAAAAAGGGGAGATTGAGAGTATGGCAGGATTGACAGAAATATTTAAGGCTAGTGCCTTAAATAAATATTATGCAGGGGTAAAAGAGGAAACACTAGCAGAAACAATGTTTCCAATGGCTTATAATAATGACTTTGATTTAAATGTAATAAACGGGATAGGAAACGGTGCAGTTGAAGTTATCCAGTTTTCAAATTTTGATGCTGATATTTTAGCTAGAGATTGGGGTTACAGAACACACACAAAGGAAGGAAAAGAATTTTTTAGGGAGAGAATGGTAATTCCTGAAAAAGAAAGAATGACTTTATTCCAATTCTTAAACTCAAAAGATGAAAGCTTAATTCAGAGTTACACAGCACAATTATATGAAACATTTGCTGGAAAAGCTGGATTCTTAGCTTCAGTAAGAGCGTTAGTAACTTACACAGTTTCGCAATTACTTTCAACTGGAAAAGTTACTTATATAGCTGAAAATGGTGGTGGAAGAACAGCAGACTACAAACTGTCGGCAGACTTAAAAGAAACGTTGACAAGTACGGCTTTATGGAGTGCAACAACATCTGATCCGTTGGAAGACTTAAACAGATGGAGAGAAAAGCTAGAAAGTAAAGGTAAAAAAGTTGAAATTGCTCTTATGAACAAAAATACTTTCAACAAATTAAAAAAACATGCATCTATACTTAAAATAGTTTCTGACGCAAAATTAACGCCTTCAAAAGCAAATATACTGGACAAAATAGAAGAAATGACAGAATTAAAAGTACTTATATGGGATGAAAAAATTTCAGTGAATAAAACTGAAAGAAATGTATTCCCGGATAATGTTGTCACATTAATTCCAAACGGAGTTTTAGGAAAAATGGAATACGGACCAACTCCAACAAAAGTCGATAAACTTTCAGGAGTTGCAGTCGGTAGAGATATTGTAGATATTAAGGGAACATATGCACCTTTAGAAGTTGCAGCTATAGGGAAACACTCAACAGTTACAAATGTAGAAATAGTTATTGAGGCTATGGTAGCTCCGAATCCAACAATAATGGATTCAATGTTTATAGGAACAGTAGGATAGAAAGGAGAAAAGAAATGGCGAATGAGAATAAAAAAGCAGTAGAAGATAATGAAACAGGGGCAGCAAAAGCAACTGCTCCTGCTGAAAAAAATATAAAAATAATCGTACTTTCACCATTTTTTGATAGTAAAAGGCATGAAATTGGAGAAGTTCTTGAAATTTCTAAAGAATATTTTGAAGAACTGAAAGAAAAGAATTTAGTGGCTGAAAGGGAAGAATAGAAATGCTTGATCTTGATGAAAGAGATAAAAGAATAGAAAAAGCTAAAAAAACAGTACCTGAAATAATGGAATATGACATTGAGGTTGTCAGAAATTTATATAAAATAGTTTTTGAAAAACATTCAGAGGAAAAACATGAATTATTAAGAGTTTATCTTTTAGGTTATCTCTTAACAATGGATGAAGAACTGAATTTTGAAGAGATACAGATTTCAAATGTGGTCTTAAAAGAGGGAACAGGTAATAATAATCCATATTTCAGGATGTATACAGAATTATTAAAACTGATGGGAGTAGATGAAAATATTCCCACAGTTGGAATAATTTAAGGGAGGGGAAATGATTTTAAGAAATAATGAAAAAGAGGAAGTTTTACTGGTAGATTTTAATCACATTCTTCTTAAAACTGGAGACAATGAACTTGAGCTGTCTCCTAGAAGGCTTGAAATAGCTTTGAATGAAATAGAAGAAAGAAAGCTTAATATTGAAGTAGTTGAAGAAGAAACGAGCAAAAAAAGGGGGAATGAAAATGCCAGTAAGATTGAAAATAAAGGAAAATCCACAGAATAAGAAATTTATGGAGTTTTTGGCAATGCCAAAACAGACAATAAAGGTTGGAACTAACATAAATTATGGAGTAAATGGAAATTTTGATGCTTATGGTTTATCAAATGTTTTAGAAAGTGGATCCAGTAGAGGAGTGCCAGGATGGCACTATAACGAAAAAGCATTTGAGAAATTTAAACCAACAGGCGAAAGGCTCTTTAAATCTGGTGTAAACAACATTATAAAAGGTGGTTGGAATATTGATTCTATGTTGAATCAAATTGGAATAGAAGCTGCTACACAATATAAAAATATGATCGAAGAAATAAAAAGCCCAGGTAACGCACAAGCAACAATTGATAAAAAAGGGTTTGACAATCCAATGATTGAAACTGGAATGTTTAAATTTAATATTTCTGCCGAGATAAATGGGGGTAGAAATGTGAGGTAGGAATGGATAAAAAAGCATTAAAGGCAATAAAGAAAACCACTAAAGTGATAAAAATGTTTGAACAGGATGCAATATTACTTTCTGAAAACAAAAAACCTAGATTTGATGAAAAAGGTAAATTAATTAAAGTACCTTCTGAAATAAAAATCAGGATGGCAATAATGACACCAAAAAATAAATATTACCTTGATGAAACAATGAGAGGGAGTGCAATATCTAACACAAAGGAAGGGTATTACATCCTGAAAGAAAACGATGACTTTAAAATAACTGAAAATTCTTTGATAAAGTGCAAAAATACAGTCTATAAGGTTATCAAAGTTGAAGAAAACTACGGAATATTTTTAAGAATGGAGTTGAATATTGATGACAAGCGGGATTAAAGATGAACTGATTGAAGATATTCAACGGATCTGCAAAAAGTTTGGAATAGAAATAGCAATTGATGACTATGATAAAGATGAATTGACAGCAGAACAGTATGACAGTTTAAAATTTCCGGTCGTATTTTATAACATTTATCACAAAAATGTTTCCCAGATTGATTTTGAGGGCGACAAATACAGATATGATGAAGGAATAGAAGTAATACTGACTATGGAAAGCAGAGAAGAAACAGAGTTGTTTAATATGCTTTATTTATTCCTTGTAAACATGGATGCAACAAATGAATACTTCGGGGTTAGAAAACACAAAAGAAAAATAAGGGATGTTTTCAAATTACAGGAAACAACTTCTTATTTTAAAGGGAGAAGGTACTTAAAAAAAGTTCTGCAGTTTACATATTATGCAGAACACTTGATAAATAAAAATTTTAATTAGAGGGATTATAAAAGGGGGAAAAGATGGCAATAGAAATAAATGATGTGAATATGCTTAATGACATTCAGATAAAAGCAGAAAATAACAGAAGATTTTTTTCTGATGTTAGAAGCATATGTTTTTTTACGAAAGATTTTGCAATAGAGCCGACTTTCATAACAAAACCACAAGATGTAATTGATTTAAATGTTGCAGGGCTTGATGAAAATCATGAGTTTTATAAACTTATACAAAGTGCATATAGTCAGCCTTTCACACCAGTAGTAGTGGTTATTTATGGAAATAACACGGCTGATACTTTTACAAAACTTATGGAAACATATAAAAAGCATGAAAAAGCATTTGAAATTACTAACTGGGTTACAAATATGGATGCTAAGGCAAATAAGACATACGTTGAAAGTATAGTAACTTATGCCAAAACTGATAAGGAAATACAAGTAGGAATAGCACTTGACATTGAAAAGCTTACGGTTACAACTGCTTTGGAATATATTAAAAATGCAAATGCTGACAATGTGGCATTCATAGCAGAGGGGAATAAAAACGTAAAGCTTGGTAACTGGTTAACTGGAGCTTTGTTTGGTGGAACAATAGGGACTAAAATTCCTGGAAGTTACATAGTTCATTCGACAGAGATACATGGATTTGTTCAGGAAACTTATTCTCCTACTGAACAAGTTTCTATGAAAAATGCCGGACTAAGTTATCTTAGTAAACCAACACAAGGATATTTTCATGTTGTTGGTGGGTTTAATTCGGACAATAAGAAGTTTACAGAACTGAACATTATAAAAATATGGTTACAGGATAGATTAAAAAAAGATGTTACAGTATTTCAAGTGACTAGTGACAAAATACCAGGCAAGGATTCAGGTAAAAACATGATAAGAGCGATGATAATGGAAGTCTTAAGAATAGCAGCTAATATGGGAATGCTCATGACTGATGATTCAGGAAATGTTTTTGGAACAATAGTTGAAACTGATGAAAATGGGAATAAAGTAAAAATTCAACTTGGAAGTCTTAACATTGAAGGAATAACTCAGGAAAGTTTGAGGGAAGGAACATTTAAATTTGATTTGAGAGTAACTTACTTAAACGGGGCAAGACACATAACATTAAGAGGAACTGTAACAACAGAGGGAAAATTAATATTTGAATAATAAAAGGGGGATAAAGTTAATATGAGTAGACAATATAACGTTAAAAACGTCCACATAGCATTTACTACTCCATTAGGAATATATCAGATTAAATGCAGACACGAAGATGGTTTTGAGGATGACCCTTCAAGTGAATCTTCATCTGAGACAATAGGTAGCTGTGGAAAAAAAGTCTACAACGTTTTACCTGATGGGTCGGTAGATATTAAGCTTAACTTATTATATGGAAGTTCTGAAAACACTACAATGTGGTTGCTATATGAAGCTTGGAAGGGTGCCAAAAGCGAATTTCCAATGTCAATAGCAGTAACTGATGAAAATGCTAAGGAAAGTTTTTTCTATCCTAATGTTTCATTTAAGAAAAGACCTTCCACAAAATTTTCAAATGAAAGTGGGACAGAAGCTACAACTTGGGAATTAAAAGCTGAAGACAAAAATTATATAAAAATATAGGAGGAAAATAAATGAATCTTGATAACTTAAAAGAAGAAGAAAAAAAAGCAATTGAAATGACAAGAGCGGCTGCAGGGCTTGAAACAGTAGTCAGAAAAACTGAAGAAGTGGAATTGATAGGGGAAACTCTTGAAGAAAAGAAAGACAGA